AGAATTCTTTACATTTTAAGAATCGGTATCAAGGGCACGAACAATGGTTTCACGGATCTAGTGCTGGAATGTGTATGAGAAAGCATTACTTTCAACACGTTGCAGATGTACCCCCTAAAGAAATCAATGATGATACCCTAAGATTATTTAGGTTAGGTGACTTAGTACATGGAGACATTCAAGATGCAGTTACTGAGTACGCTATTTTAAATGGAGCTCAAGTCCTTATTGAAACAGAAATAAGAATACCTGAAGTAAATGTGCGAGGTTTTTTAGATATGCTAATTATAGAAGACGGAGCATTGATCGATATTAAGACTTGCAATGCTTGGAAATGGAAAGGTTTATTTGGCCGCAATCCTGATCCTAACCCAGCCACTAATTATTATTTACAACTAGGAACTTATGGTTGGTGGTATGAAAAAGAATCTGGGAACAAATTAAAGAAATTAGCGTTACTATATTACAACAAAGATAATTCTAGGATGCGAGAGAAGGTCATTCCTGTATCTTACATAGATAAAGCAAAAGAGTATTGGCGTAATGTTAACAAGGTTTTTGAAAAAGGAAATCCACCTATAGAACTTGGAGTAGCTCCTGTATATAAGTGGGAGTGCAATGAGAAGTATTGCAACTTCTATAAGATATGTGGTGGAGGATTAAAAGAAAAAGGAGTCGATTTATGAGCGACAAACAACCCAATTGGGATAAGATAACAGAGGGAAAGATTAGACACGGATTTGCCGTAGAAGCTTTCTCTAAAGGTAAATCACTAGACAGTGCTACTATGAAAGAAATAGATCGTTGGGTTTATTTTGTTGTGCACGGCTATGATGGTATTAAGAAGATAGTGAACAAAGATAAGAAGCTATCACCTGAAGAGTTTAAAGATGCTGTCATTGAGAAGTTTGATGGTGAAGTGATTAAGCAAACAGATGATGAGTACATAGCAGAACAGATTGAAAAGAATATTGTGGGCCTAAAGAAACAGGATCAGAATAAAATAAAGTACCAACTAAAGAATGGAACTATTACTCTTGACAATCTAGAAGCGTGTCTTAAAAAGATAGAGGTTATGCAAAACGCTTAAGATGGATGACTTTGGAGATGCTTATTACCCTTTTGACGATGAATCAGATCGTAAGTCTTTACCTAAGGGTAGGTATACAGCTACTATTATTAATCTTGAGATCTCTAAAGATGTTAGGTTTGGTAGCTACATTGCCGATGTATTTAAACCAGAGTACTTAATAGATGTTACAGAACACCCTGCTTATGAAGACGTTATTGTAAAGGATGATGGTATCTTTAGGTATAAAGAAGTAGAAGGTATGAAATACGAACATAAGAAAAACTGGGGATTTGCGAAGTTTATATCTATGATGAAGATAGGTAAGAGGGGTAATCAATTGCCCTTCTTATCTTTATCTAGCATAAGAAAATCAAGAGTGCTGATCGATGTCTTTATTAAAAAGTTTTATAACGACTTAGACTCAGAAGTAAACTATCCAGTAGCTAGGGCTATTCAATTACTAGAAAAGAAACTGGATACTCCTTTCTAATGAAGTTAGATATTAACACTGAGAAAGGACAATCCTCATTGAGATATGAGAAGAAGATGATTGACAGAATTAATCATGCGATTTGTAAAAAACACAAGAACGATTCTATGTTAATAGAGACTGACAAAAGTATGGATGCTAAGATAGATGGTATCATTGTTAAAAATAATGAAGTAGCTGGGGTCTTTGAGTCTAAGTGTAGAAATTTAAGTCTAATGGAATTAAAAAGTTTTGGATCTTGGTTAGTGACTTACGATAAAATATCAGACGGTAAGACATTATCTACTATGTTAAGAGCTCCTTTTATTGGTTTTTTATATCTGATTAAAGACGACATTATTATGTATTGGAAAATAACTGATAAATATGGGAACTTTTTATTTGATTATGACGTTAAAGAAACAAGGACACAAAGAACAATAAATGGTGGGAGTATTATTAGAAAGAACGCTTTCCTACCTGTTAAATATGGAAACGAATTATTATGAGTAAAGGAATTTGCACAGCAACAATTAAGATGAATACAAAAGAAGTATTAAAGTGTATTAATGCTTTAAGTTATTTTTCTGAAAGATATGTAAACGAAATGACTAAAGAGTCGTTAGCTGGATATAAAAAATTATTAAAAGATTATAAAGATATATATGATTCTATGATAACAAAAGAAGATCAAGGAGTTGAAAATGTGTAGATCAGAATGTTGTGGAGCAAAATCCGATGAGGATTATAAGATTTGCTCGAAATGTCTTGAGCATTGCGATATATGGTATGAAGAAGACGATGAATAAGAAATATTATAGAGAGGGTATGAGAGATAAGATAGAGTATAAGTATCAATGTACGACTTGTGACTTTCATCACGTTTCAGATAGTAAGACACTTTATATGCATTGTCCAAGATGTAGAATAAAATACGTTAAATCAAAAATGAGAATATCGATATGAAAAATCCAAAGAATGTAAAAAGAGGTAGGCGAAATAGACAAAGGGGAGCTGAGTTACAAAGACAGTCTGTTCGTATGGCAAAGGACTTTGGCTTAGAAGCTTACAACAGAGATCGAGGTGGGGCTCAACACGAAAAGGGCGACATCGAAATAGAAGGGCGTTACTATGGATGCAAAAGAAGAACGAGTATAGCTAAATGGCTTAAGCCTGAAAAACACGAAGATGGTGTTGTAGTTAGGGAAGATAGAGGTAAACCTTATATTGTATTAGATTATGAGTTTTTTATTAACATACTTTCAATTATGAAGGAGCTTAATGATGACAAATCATAAAAAGCTAGGCTTAAGAGAAATCATAAGAGTCTATGAGAAATTAGTACTAGAAGACAAGGTTCATAAATATGGATCTGCTTTTCAAAGATTGATGAAATTAAAAAGAATTTTAAACAACAGAAAAAGATGGGTTAGTCATAAGTATAATTAAATAATCTGTTTAAGAAATCAGATGTTAAATAAATACGTTGGCTCGTAAATAAAATATTTATACTAACCCATTACAAACAAGGAGATCAGAATGGCTGAATACCAGCAAAAAGACCAGAGCTTTAAGCTTTGGAAAAATACCTTCAAGAATGATGGTGACAAAAAACCAGACTATACCGGAAACGGAATGTTTGACGGAACCATGAAAGACGTTGCCCTTTGGATAAACAAAGATAAAAATGGGAAGCGTTACTTGTCAGGAACGGTTAAAGTACAAAAAGGAAAGGACGAGAGCCCTTTTTAAGTAACTTAACGACTCCATATAAAATAGCGGGCCTACGGGCCCGTTATTCTTTAGAATATTTTTAATCAATACTTATATCAAAAAAATAATAATATGCCTGTAAACAGCAATATAGAAGGGTTTTTTTTTCTTAATGTTTGAAATTTGTAGTCACATAGATAAGTTATGTGCTTTTTGTGGTAAATCGTATTATGATCCAGAAAAAGAGATTAATACAGAAGAAATAAAATATTTTTGTGGTGTAGCATCTAGTTTTGATACGAGAGTTTTATCTCTACCTGAGTGTTGGTTAAAAATGAGTAAGTCGCAAAGAAGTACTTATGCTAAAAATAAGAAAGAAGAAATGTTTAGAATTAAAATGAGGAGAAGAAATGGATATAATGGATGAGTTCCCAGATGAAGGCAGACTTAAATTAGTTTATAAATGTCCCGAGGAAGATTGTGGACATACTAGAGTAGTTGACGGATACTATCATATGATCTGCAGGTTACACGGAGATGAGAATCCTTTGATGACTTTAGATGGTAAAGACCGTAATGGGGAGAGTTTTACAAAAGAAGATTACTTACCAGAAGAACAGAGAAGAGAGATCCTTAGAATTATTATGAGTACTTTTACAAAAGAGTTAACAGGTAATAAATATTTTAAAACCTTAGGTGACTTCTGGAAAAAGAATGGCTTTCAGGAATATGCAGATGAGTCATATAGTCATATTAAGGATTAGTTTTTCCAAAACTCTGCGTAATCTTCTAACCTTTCATCGTGCCTAACTAGTCTCTCGTAAGCTTCTTCTCCAATACGCTTACGAAGTATTTCTTTTCTAGATTCAAATACCTCTAGATCTTTACCCGGAGCTATCTTAGATTGTATTAATAGTCTTTTACCTAGGATAGACATTCTACCACTAGACACATCTTTTCCTGATAAATCTAAAGCCTTAAAAAGATGCTTGTCTATTTCTGTAGTGGGTTCCCCAGCTCTCAAAGATGTATAAGCTTTTTTCATATTGACTCTAAAGCTTTTTATTTCCTCGTCAATTTCTCCAGTTCTATAACCACCACCATATTTATTTTGAAATTTCCATCTATAATAAGCTTTAATTGCGTTATCATCCTTTAATGATTCTTCGTTACCAAAACCAATAGCAGTTGACATAGTTCTGACAGCCTTGTTTATAGGAAAATATCTTTTAGCAACTTCTAAGTATCTTTCTTCTGCTTCTAGATATGTATATTTACCTGTACCACTGGCAGCTTTTGTGAGTTCAGTAACTACAGAAACAGGAAAGAAAACGTCCCAAGGGTTTTGAGAAAGTTTACCATTTGAGGTTGATTGCATAATAGATCCAATAACTCCTCCTACGGCTGAATAAGCATAAGACTCTAAAGCAAAGCCCCAAGGGTTCTCCTTAATTTCATTAATCTTTATTCCTACATTATCTGCACCACCATAAACAAAGGCCAACATCAATTGAGTTGTAGCTCCAGAAATAGCAGTCCCTAATATTTCACTAGCCATTAATTGATTCGCAGCAACAATTTTTTTATAATCCCTTTCATTTATACCTTCATTAGTTGCTTTTCCATAAGTCTTAACAGAATTAGCGAGGGATCGTATTTTCATTTGAGAATATTGTTCAAAAGCAGTAAGAGCCTTAAAGTATTTACTGTGCTCTAACCTTGACATTTCTCCTCCTCTTTGAGCACCACCTGTTAAATAAGCAGGGGCTCTTCTGATTAAAGCATCGTAAGCTTCTAAGGGTGCTCTACCCTTAATTATTAAATCAGCAACTTCCCTAGAAAAACCCATTTCCCTAATTAAAAGAGCGTCCTTAACAGAACCTTTTCCTTGTTTAAATTTTTTGACTTTTTCTGAGTATGTAAACCCTGCTAATAACTCTTGAAATTCATTGGCTTGCTTGAAACCAAAACCTCTTCTCATGATTTCAGTAGTTGCTCTTGTAAAAGAACTTACAGGTCTAGCTGGATCGATAGAAAGATTTGCAATGTCAACAGTAATAGCTCCTTGTTTTTCTAACATAGCTTCTATTGCTTTTTTATTGGTTGTTAGATTGAATATATTTCTCATTAGTGGAAGCATACCAGAATGCTTTCTAACATTTCCTAACGGTTCAGATATGTTAGGGAAAACAGATCCTGATAAAGTTGAATTCCTAACAATGCTCATCGCTCCGTTATATGCCCTAGTTATTCTGGAGCCTGTACCAACTGAAAGAACAGGGGCTTCTACTGGAGTACCGCTCAGGGCTCTAATACCTTGATGGAACACTATAGGGTTACCACCCTCTTCTGCTATCTGTTCTTTTAATTGATTTACAATACTCGTTTTATCTATTTCTTGACCAAAAAATTTAGTTACTGCAATCCTACTAGATCCTGTCTCTGCTAGTCTTCTTGCGTACTCAAAGGGTTTATATTCTACGATAGGTACTATCTTTCCGTTACTATCTTTAATGGCGTGAGGAATATCTTTCCATTTACGACTGTGTTCAGCTTGTGTTGTTCTGGTAGGTGTTGATTGGTTTGGACTCACTACCCCTTTAACATTGTCTGACATCTCAGAAAAATAATTAGAAATAGCTTCTTTAGACTGCCCTGTTGCAGTAGCAAAGTCATTAATCATTATTTTAAAGTCTTGATTGTACTTACCTTTGTTTAATAAATCATAAAACTCAGGAGTCATAATTCTAGGAGCTATGTTTCTTCCTATAACCTTAAAAGGTCTTATTGTTCCGTCTGGCCCCTCTTGCATAATATTGTTTTCTTCAAATAAAGAACCTCTTTTTTCAATAACATCTTTTATTTTCTCTGCTATTTCAAGCTCTTTGTTTGACAGTTTAATTTTACCTTCAATACCTAGGTGAAGTCTATTCATTAAAACTTTTTTACCATTCATCTCTACTTCTACAAACCTAGACAGATTCATTGCATCTTTTCCTGAACCACTTATTTTTAAAGCTGGATCAAGAACTCCTGTTATTTCACCGTAAGTTTTCTTTTCTAAGTCTATAGCATTAAACATTTTTTCAGAAGCTTCTATTGAAGTTTTTGTCCCCATAGATCTAACACGACCTACCATATCACTTGCTACCCAATTTAAAGCTCGTGAAGCTGGACTTTGAAATTTTGGAGGTAAGTCATTAGGAGTCGTTGATACTTTAGCGGTCTCCTTAGGAGTATCTTTATCAAGTCTTTGTAAAGCGTTATTGTAAAGCCTATCTATTTCTTGGTTGCTATACCTCTTAGGTTTGGACTTGCTTGAACCAAATAACTGCTTTAACATTTTTGGAGTGGGAATGCCCATAAACGCCATCAACTCTATGCCTTTTACTTTTGCAGTTTCCTGAGTGTCTCTTTTTAATTCTTTAGTTCTTTGAATAGATCTTTTTAATTGATTTACTTCAGTCTCTGTTAACGTCTTATCCTTAAGTCTCATTTCATTTGCTTGTAAAGTAATGTCAAGATTAGACAATTCTTTTTGAAGCTTGAAGCCTTCTAGTTTTTTTTGCCCTTCTAACCCAAAAAGAGATTTTGGATTTCTTCTATTGATCCCTTCTTCATATATTTTTTTAGGTGTAAATAAATTTCTATCTGTTAAATCTTGACGACCTCTTTCATTTTCAACAGTGACTACATTGCTATCTTTACCACGCTTAAAACCTTTAATAGTTCCAGAATACCCAGATTGATTTACATAAATCTTATCACCTACTTTAATATCGTAATCTTTAGCACTCCCTTTATTATCTATCCCAGTTAACTTTTTCTTTTTAACTGTAGGGCCTGTCGGTTTTGTTTTAGGAGTTTTTACGACTTCTGCAGTTTGTATTTCTGATACAGCTTTTCTACCAGCATCTGCTGGGTGCAACGGTACTTCAAGAAGAGGATCTGGTTCAAACTTTCTGTTAAAAAAATCTCTTTCTTGCAAGGTCTTATCAAGTCTTTCTTGTTCTGACCTAGCCCTTCTTTTCATCTGGAGCTGTACTTCTTTTGTGCTCGGAGTTTCTTTAGTTTGTAAAGCTGTGTTAATCTCTATTTCACTAGCCCCCATTTCATTTAACCTGACTACCTTACCATCTATTTCAATTTGTAATTTGTCTAATATTCCTTGTTCAGCACCCGCCTTTTCTAACTCATTTATTTTTTTAGACAATTCACTAATACTAGTCTCTAGTTGATTGCGTTCAAGTATAACAGGTTTAGTCTCCACTTCTGTTTTAATACCAGCATCTCTAAGCACTATATTAGCCCTTTGTTCTGCTTCTGATTGAGAAAACCCTTGCTTAACCAATTGCTCTACTGTTTGTTTCTTAGATTCAATTGCATCAAATTCCTCAGCTACTTTCTTAGCTCTGTCAAGACCGGGCTTTATAGGCTTGCTAGGGTCTTGAACAACCTCTTTAATTTCGTACTCAGTAATTCTTTCTCTGATTGTTTTTTCAGGGGTTTTACCTTCTATAGCTAATTGCAAAGATGTTTTTAACTCTGTACCAATTTTATTTAAAACTTCACTAGGCGGCTTACCAGTTTCTTGTACAATCCTTTGAGCTTCGGTAGCAACCGTTCTTTTCATAAACTCTGCTTGTGTAGGAGTTAATGTCTTTAATAGTTTTAATCCTATAATAGTGCCAGCAGCATCAAAATAACCTTCATATGCTTGCTTCCTACCTTCTTCAGTGCTTAAATTAATAGGACTATCTTCAGTAAACCCAACTTGACCGTCTAATATTGGGGCTACTGTCCCAAGACCAACAACCTCTCCTGCAAACTCTAAAGCTCTGTCTGCTAAGGGCAACTTTGTGTATTTTCCAGTTACCGAACCAGCTAATCCAAGCCCACTAGTAAAGCTTCCTGTTACCGCACCTTTAACACCATGCTCTACCACCTCTAAAGCATCTACTTTTCCAGTTGATTCTATCTGATCTACAATACTTCGACCAGAGTCAAAAGCAGCGAACCCTCCAGCCCCACCTGTAATTCTTTCAATTGCATTTTTTACATGAACTCTTACTTGAGGTAAGGGCTTCTTAGTAAACCTAGCTATTTTATTAGCAATAATATCACCTGTCCTACCAACGGATTTTAAATTTTTAAGTTTCCCCCCACCTTTAAATAGTAAGGCATCAGCAGGCATTAACAATGAGAAACCACCAGCCGCTAATTGTTCAAACTTACTAGCTGAAAGAAGATTAGGATCTTTTTCTAAAATCTCCCTATAAAAACTAGGATCAGACTGTTGCTCTAATCCAAATATCCTAAACAAAGATCCTGTAATAGATTGTTCAAATGCATTGTCTATTATTTCACCGGGAAGTTTTAACTCTCCTCTTACTTTCTTATAAGCATCGAGATCGCTTAGTCCTTTTTTCTTTTCTTTAGCTACTTCTCTTTTAAAAAATTGTGTTTTTTCATATTTAGCAACATCTTTTCCGGTAGGAGTAAATGGCAAATTAAACTTTGCTCTTTCTTCTTCTGTTTTTTTAGAAGCGGCTTGAGTATCAACACCGTCAAAAGTAGGTTTTTTTTCAGTAGGGATTTCAGTGGTAGGTATACCCATTATAAATTTAGGTAGTGGCTTTGCCTTATTAGATATTTGCTCAACAGCATTAGGCCCAGAAGCATCTCTCATAATAGCTTTAGGATTATCTCTATACTCCTCAAGTCCTCGTATAAGTTTTTGTAAGTTAGTTTCTTGAGGTTGCTCTAGGATTGTTTCATCCGGATCAATTAAAACGCTTTTAGGGTCTATCTCAGAAGCCTTAGAAGAAACTTTTAATCTAAATGAATCATAGTCTCCTAAGTTAGGGACTTGATCTTGAGATAATTTATCGTATAAAGATTTACTTTTTAAAGGGTCTTGGAGATTATTATAAAAGTTATCTAAACTTCCAAAGTCATTGTTGTATTTTCCTGAGACAAATTTATAAAGTCCTTCTACCTGTTTTTGAGGCATAATTATATCCTACCAGTTCGGTATAGTTAAATCGTCACCTGTTTCAATATCTATAGGACTACCCATAATCATTGTTTCTCTCTGAGACTCAAAAGCTTCCTTTCTTTTTTGTAGTCTAGCTTTTTGTTCTGGAGTAAGCGGGGAGAGCATATTTGCCTTTCTCTTTCTTTCGCTTAACGCATCTGAGACATCTTTAATAGCTTTATTTATTTGAGCTAAAGACCTAGTACTACCTCCACCTTGTTTTGGTGCACCTGATATTGGGATAAGGTCATCTTCTTTTGTTTCGGTTGCCTTAGCCATAGCAATCTCTGAGTCTGTTGCATAAGCATACGCTCCAGTAGAGGGATTGTAAACTTGTTTCTGACTTGTAGACACACTAGTTCTTTCAGGAACAATAAGTCCTACTGCCTTTACTGGGTCTAACCTAGAAAGAGACATTATCTCATTTATTCTTGGGTTATTAGGGTTTTCTTTAGCCCAAGAATCTATTTCTTGTCTGGCAACCCTAGGTTTTTCTGCATCTATTCTGTCTTTAATTTTTTGAGTATATGATGGGTTATCTATAATAGATTGTTCTGATAGCATACCCTCTAAACTTATTGTTATCGCATAAGGATCGTTAGGGTTTTTTGTATATACTGAGTTTATCCTATCGGTAAATGCTTGTTCTTTTTTTTGTAAATCGACACCAACATCTCTTATTCTTGATATCTTAGAGGTTGCAAAAGCATTAGCCTGAGCTTCTTTTGGTAGAGATTTAAGGAGGTTTAACTCATTAGTATATTCTTTTTGTTTTCTAGATTCATCGTCAATTTCTTTTTGTCTAAGTAAAGCATCATTATATCTTCTTTCTTGAAGTTTTTGTTTATCAAGAGCCAATTTCTGTGCTTGATACTGACCTACATAATCTGGTAAGCGATCTAGAAAATCTGCAAGGGGTGTTTCGTATTGACCGGGAGCCATACGCTGTCTTCTACTGTATATTGATTTTACTCCGTTAGCCATTATTAACTAATCCTTATCCATCTACCTTCTCCCTGTGCTCCACCGGGGCCAACTCGCCTTCTGAATTGCCAGATTTGATCACCAAAAGAATATTCTGTATTTGGCATAGCGTTTGCAGGGGGATTCCAGTTAGGATCATTAGTAGGTACTGGTGTTGCAGCAAGCTGCTCTTCAGGGGTTAGTTCTGTAATACCAGAAACTTCTGCTCCTATATCGGTAGCTAATCGTTCTTTAATACTTTCTTGATAATCCTTTGCAGACTTTTCTCTAGCTTCACTTACTATATCAGATGAAGCTTGAGTTAAATCAAGTAAACTTTGTTGCTGTACCCCACTTTTTGAAAACCCCTGTTTAGCAGACAACGCAGTAGTACCAATTTTTCCCTGCTCTAAGTCTCCTCTAGTACTTCTTATAAGTGGGTTAACTTCTCCCCTATCAAAACCCTCATAATACTTAGAAGCATCATCGTCTATTCTCAATCCCATACTGGTCGCTATGTCTTGAACATTGGTATTATAACCAGCTGTATCTGACACTGATGGTGAAAACTGTCCTTGTTCAGAATCTTGAGTAGGGTCAAATCCTGTTGGAGGGGTATAGTATGAATAAGGATTTGGAGTGTTGGTAAAAGTACCCGAACCAAACCCACCAGCTCTTTCCATAATTGGGCCACCATTTTCATAATTAATAAGACCGCCACTCTCTCGATTTACAAACGCTGGAGCCTCTGTTCCAAGTGACTGATAGTACTTCTCAAGATTGCCCTGTAAAGTCGCACTCCTAGCAAGACTATCCTTTGATTCTTGTATAGATCTTAAAGCTTCAAGAACTGCGTTCTCTTGTCCTGCCGTATTTGAAGCTGGTAATGTATCTTGAAAAAATTGTTCAGTTTCTGAAATAGCGGTTCTTGCAACATTAGAAGGGTCAGCCTGAGGAATAGAAACACCGTAGTCAGTTAGTATAGACTTAACACCCGCAGTAGGGTCAAAGTCTAATGGCATTAAAGCTCCGTCTCCGTATGAAGCCCTACCTTCTGGTGTATTTAAATACTCTAATGTATCAGAGTATGCTTTACTAGAAGCAGCACTCTCTTCGGCCAAGTCAGAAAAATCATCTAAGGACGTGTCAAATTCAGGAATGGTAACATCTCCAGCAATTTCAGCACCAGCTGAAGCTGGCATTGATCCGGGGGTAATACCTGAGGAGTAACCAAGTAATCCGTCACGCAACTTTCCCTGAACCTTTCCATACATTCCACCACCGGGTGCTAATCCTGCTGTTAACCCAGCCTTTAATCCAGAGACACCAGCTCTTTCTAATATACCTTGGTTGTATTCCTCACTAGCTTCATCTATATCTTCAAAATCTTTTCCATAAAAAAACGTATCTGATGGTTGCTTAGATCTACGAGCTTTACCAGCCCCTAATCTTTCTCCAAAGCCTTTACCTAAGGCTGTTCCTCCACCAGCTGCTAAAGCCAGTAAGTAAGCAGGAGCTGCCGCAGGTACTAAAGAAGAAAGCAATAGTCCTCCTGCTATTCCACCAAGACTCCCGAATAAACTTCCCTTACCCTGTCTTTTAGCTTCTTTTTCTTGAGCTGATTCTAAGGCTTTAATTTCTTTAACGCCTTGCCTAGCTCTTGCAATTGCAGCATCCCCACCAGTCTGCATCATAGTCATCAAACTAGGGGAGCTCCCCATATAGTAACCAGTCATATTAGAGCTTGATCTTAAGGGAGGTGAACTAGAATAAGTGTTAGATTTCTTGTGCATGATGTAATTCCCTTGAATTTAAGAAAGTTTTTTGTAATAATAAATAGTTTAATTTCATTTTACATACTAGCAGTAACTATAACGTACCAGTCTGCTCCATTTTTTAAACAAACAGCAACATCTGCAGCTGTATTTAGCTCGAAGTCACTACCTCCGGTTAAAAATATATTGTCTTCGTTGTGTTTAATAGTGACTGTTCGACTGCCACTTAACGCTCTCAGTATTAAAATCTGACCAGAAACCCCACCGTTAATAGTATCTAAGTCGTCATTTCCACTAGCTCCTTGAACATCTACTTCATGTAAGGAATGGGTTACGGTAATAGCACCACTTGCTATTTCTAAATTAGGGCCCTGTTCAAACACTAGATCTTTAGCGGTAACTTTTGTTTTAGTCCTACCAGAAACTTCTAAATTCCTATCCACAATCTGATCACCATTTGCAGACAAATAAGTTTTCCAAAGCTTACCAAATTTTTTACGATACAAAGCTAACAAAGAATTGCTTTTTTTATGTAGGGCAACCTGTCCATCTATCATACTGGCTGGAGAAGGAATACCATTGAACTCAACAGTACTTTGTTTAGTATTAATAACTTTACGAATATCTCTTTCAGTTAACGGCACTAACTCACTCTCTTATTTCTAATAACTCTATACTCTATACTCAAATCGTTAAATTCAAATATACCAGCACTACCAACGTCAAATTTTATTTGAATACTTTGGCACGACAATGGATTTGTAGCTGGCACTAGTTTGACAATATCCCATTGCCCTGATGTATCTACTAAATTACCAGTAAATGTACCACCCCCACCTCCTGAAAAAGATTGCTTACCATCAATAGCGTATTTAAAAGGTGTAGTCTCAGCACCATCTGATTTATAAGTTACATAAACTGCATACACTTTCTTAATAAGACCCGGCTCACCAAAATCAATATCCTTCGTCACAAACTCTTGTCCAGATGATGATTTACTGACTGGTAAAAACTTTTTAAAATCCACATCATTACTATTTTGCAATCCTAAAACTAAATTATTATTCCAGTCTGTAACAAAGTTTGTATATGTTTCACTGTCGTCAAATATATTGCTATGAAATATCCAGCCGTTACTATCAAAATCATATACCCAGCCTTGGTTAGAATTGGTAGTAGAGTCATTAGGACTTCTTAACATAATTAAAGAGTTGCTAATAGCATCGTATCCAATCATAACGTCTTTTACGTTTCCACTACCTCTATACCAAGACTGCCAATCCACATTGGTTGAGGTGTAAGAAGCACTGCTAGTCGCTATTTTCTTTTCAATTAAGTTCGTAGCTCTATTACCATCATAGATATAACAACCATCATCAGACACCCAAGCTATACCGTATTTAGTTTTTGTAACGCTAAAACTAAAATTAACACCTGCATATTTAATAGTATCCTCTAAATACCATCCTGCTGGGCTAGGACTTGCAATATTAATCACATGAACTAAATTATTTTTAAAAGCCAGTAGTCTATCAGCGTAAGACTCTAACGCTGTATACTCTCCATAGTCACCCTTAGAAACGTCAATAAAGTTATGCTCTAAGAATGTATCAAATTTATTAATCTCACTATACATCAACCTATCGCCATGTTTTTGAAGTTCTATGTTTTTACCTTTTAACTTCACATTAGCAATAAAGGTTCTTCTATTAGCAATAACAGAAGCCTTGTATATTTCATTTCGTCCACCAAATGCATTAAAGTGAACATCAGGACTGTATCCATTAATAGTGTCATAAGTGTCTATATTAGGAGTTGTGGCATTTCCTGTTGCGGGCCCTGTTACATAATAACCTTTACCACTCTGATAAGACCACCCAACATGATCTCCATCAAACGTCATCTTAATACCTTTAACGATATCTATATCAACCAATAAAGTTAAATCATTATCTGTATTAGCTAACCTTGTGTAAACCCTTGCCCCTACTAAACGGGCATTATAAGCTAAGTCTGCATACACAGATATTCTTAATGCCTTACCTCCAGCCGATGTATGGGTTCCAGCAGCTAAATTACTTCCATCGTCTCCATCTCCCATTTGAAATGGTAAAGACTCTTGATTGTTTTCATAAACAAAACTTTGATAAAATTCATAAGTACCCGCTTCCCAGTCCCCATCAGCAGTACCATCTGTAATACCAACATTAAAGCCCAACCCTCTTTCCAATATAGGACTATCTCCTTGTATACAAGCATGAGGGTCACTAGCAGATCCACTTGTGTGAACACCTGATCCATCTAGTATACCGCCATATCTTCTTTGGTAAGTAATAGTACCGCCTTGCCCGCCTGATCTTTTTGTACAAAACAATACTTCTTTTGGAAAAGTACCTAATGCTTCCCCAATAGTAATAATTTCTCCGTTGGAAGCCTGATCTAATCTCTCAACAGCACTGGTGTTTTCAAAAGATAATTGATCTACTCTTCTTACAGTTAAGTTGTCTATATCTCCATGATGCCCAGAAGTACTAGATGATAATTTAATAATTAAATAGCTTGTAGTACTGGTGGCTGTATAAGGAACTATTAATGTATTTCCGGCTGTGTCTAAAGCGTGTTCAATAGCACCACTTTGATTGTCTGTATTGAAATTAGTAGAATCAGAACCTAAAGAAATGCTAATATTAGAATTACCAGCTGCTAGTACATCAAAACTTACTTGATAAGTGGCTCCCACAACAGTAGTTAGCCTAAGAGATACAGAACCTTGATTTGCTGATCCGTTAGTTAATACTCCAGTATTAGAGCTCATTGCAAACGTGGCTGAGTCAAATGCTACAAAACCATCACTATCTACTAATGTAGCACTTCCATCTCCGTTATTGTCTTCAAAATCAAACAGACTGTCATTGTCATTTAGAGCTCCAGCAAAGAATGTTTTTTTAGCAGATGGCAACATATTTGATAGTTCACCTGTGTCAGCTCTAAACCTTAAAAGACTTGTACTATCTTTTTTACCTCTTGCTACCCCCCTGTTCTCACTATAAAAGTTAGTTGCTTGAGCAGGATCATGTTCATCTGCATTTAATGTAGTGTTACTCCCACCATTAACATTAGGAGAATTGATATAGGCATAAGTAAAAGAAGTCGCTAATTTAGGGGGAGCTAGTGTATTGGGATTTTCTTGCCAACCCGCAAAGCTTAAACCATATGTGCTTGCAAATTGTGTTCTTTGTATGTAACCAAACCACTTTATAAAACTTGTGTTTTCCTCATTAATATTACAAACTCGTAAAGATTCATCTACAAAGTGATATATGTACTGAGCATTATCTCCAGTTGCTGTAGGGTTAATCGCATTCTTGATCCACCCATCCGCACTTGCTGGACTTACACCCACATAGTCAGTCGTAGCGTTATTTGACCAAACGTCAATAGCATTATCCCCACTTTCGCCTACGTCACCTAAGGCACATAATTTATCTCCCGGTGCTCGTATAACTTCTATAATGGGCTTTGTAGTGCCAGCAGAATCCTCATCGGTTAAGATCTGTCCTTTTAAAGAATAATATACGTCACCAGTACTGCCTAAAGCTGTCCCATCAGTGTTAATTTCAGTCACTGTATAAACGCCATTATTGTCTGTAGTTCCAGATACTTTAATAGTATCGCCTACTTTAATTAGGTTTTGAACAGTAGAGTCGTCCGCAGTGTAAATAGTACTGTTTCCATTATCAGTACCACCTACTAACTTCATAAAGTTATTTGAAGGAGTTGGCATTATACCCTTGTTTTAACTTGGTAAGTCTGGTATATCTGCAGGAGTATCATCGCTACTAGCTACTCTATGAAAACTTATATTTCCATTACTAGTACCAAGGGCTAAGTCTGTACCGCTCTTAGTTTCTGTAATAGTTTGTTCAGAAGCTCCGCTATGATCTGATTCAAAGTAAAAAAACCCATAACCACCAGACCCTAATATATTAGCCGTTCTACTAACAATGTACTCTGTTAAATCCGTAGTTCCGTCAGAGCCTTCTATTGCATCGTATAACCCACCAGCACTTTTTATTTTACCTAATGAATCAATAGACATATCCTGTATATAAGAATACTCATTGTCAGGTATATCTCTAGGATCTTTACGATTATTCATACCTCCAGACCAATCTTTAATTGTCAAGAGCCTTTTAGGCATTACTTACTTCCAAATATCTTAGAGAAAAAACCTTTCTTAGATTTCTTACCCTTAGCACCGCCAATCTTCTTACCTTTTTTCTTTTTCTTCTTAACGTCTTCCATCATTGCATACTGCTCTAAATGCTTATCAGCAATGCTTGAAGGTTCTCCACTGAGTGAAGACATTGTTAAAAGAGCTATTATTGAATGAACCATTATTTAAACTCCTGTATTAATTGTTTAATTTTTACAAACATCTCATCGTCTTTTTTAGTAGGTGTTATTCTTACTATTTGATCTATAAACCAAATAACCGCACCTTTTGTACCATGTTTTTTAAGTTTTTTTGCAATGTATCTATCTATTGCTTTTGACAACATACTCATATTATTTATCCTTCTTTACCATTCTTGTTAATCCTTCCATAATAACATCTAAAAGAATATCGTCTTTATCACTTGGAGACATCTTAACTATTTTTTCTGCAACCATAAAGGCTAATAAAACCCATTCCCAATTTTCAGATAACCATTCCATTTAAGACTCCTTTATTTTTTTTGCTTTTAAATATAGATAGTAAATATTAACCGCAAACATAATACACATTAATATTCCAGATATTATATCTGTATAATAAACAAACCCTAGGCTTGTGCTAATACCACTGACTTTAACGCTGTCCATTA